CTACGATGCCAGAGGCCTGGTCCTTTGACGCCTTGCGCACACGATCAAGCGCCGCCTGTGTGTCCCCTGGCAGACTAACCAACCCTGCCATGAGGCCGTCAGCCCCCGCAGCCCCCATGCTACGAAGGTCATTCTCGAATTTGTCGGCCATAGCGCCAGACATTTGAGCAACCTTGCTCTGCGTATCGGCGATATTTTCCTGAAGCCCGCGCAGAGTCACCGACTTTCCGGCACGATCAAGCTCGTTGAACCGCTTGGTAAGCTTTTCGATAGGGTCAGCAAGATCACCCAGCTTCTTTTCCAGATAGCCGGTATTGTCTCGCAGGGTGAGAAACGCAGTGGCTGCGCCAATGGCGAGCATCGCTATACCTGCCGGGCCACCCAGCAATCCGAGCAGAGTTCGACCAGTTCCAACGATGGCTCCCTGCGCTGCTCCTACCGCTGTCGTAGCGCGAGCTTCCAACATGCGAGCTTCCGCAAGCTGCAGCGACAGTTGCTTTTCAACTGCCATGCCGCTGATACGGGTCTTCGAGGCGGCAAGCTCCTTCTCTGCAAGGAAAACCGCCGTTTGCGCTTTTTGCTGATCGGCCTGGGCCGCGAGCAATATGGCTGTAGCTTGGGCTCGACGAGCCATCGCGTCGTCAATGGCCGCCTTCGTCGCAAGGACAGCACCTGCAGCCGACGCGGCAAGCCCGCGAGCATAAGCTGCGAGAGCACCGGCAGCAGCGACACCAGCAACCTCAGCAATTGTTCCGAAGTTCTCAGCCAGCACTGATATTCCGGACGCAAGAATCCCAGTGCCGTCAGTTGTTTCGTTGAGCTGCCCGATGTACACAGTGAAAGCGTTGTTGAGCGCCACCATTGCATCGCGAACCGCTACGCCCATGCTGTCAGCGAGCAGGCCGTTCGCCTCAGCGCTCTTGCGCAAACCCTGAGTCAAGGTGTCGAGGCTGAGCTTGCCTTGCGCGCCCAGGCTTCGGATTTCCTCGGCAGACTTGTTTGTTGATTTTGAGAGAGTGTCGACAATCGTAGGCATCGCGGCGAGTATCGCCTGCCAGGAATCGGCCTCAATCTTGCCAGTCTGCAGCGACTTCGAATACGCATCGATGGCAGAGCTGGCCTTGTCAGCAGATGCCGAGTTTGTCACCAGAAGGTAGCTAAAACTGTCCATGACATCCATGGACTGGTCAGCGCTAAGCCCCATAGATCTAAGGCTGTCGGAGGTGCGGATGTAGAGTTCTTGCGCCTCTTCAAGTGGACGGTAGGTGCGATTTGCGGTGGCAAGCAATCGCTCTTGCACCGTGTTGTACTCGCCGAAGCTCTTGGTCGCCAGACCAATGCGGTCAGACATCTGCGAATAGGAGTCGGCAGTCTTGATGATGGTCCCGATAGAGGCGGCGCCAATGGCAGCCGCCAGCGCCCCTTTGATAAGCCCGCCAGCGCTTTGCGCGCTCGCCCCTGCGCGATCAAATGCAGAATCGATACGCCCAAGACTGGTATCCATTTTACCGGCCGACTGCGCAACTGCCGCCTCGCCTCGGGCGATCTCCTGGCGTAGCTGTGCCGTAGTAGCCTCGATACGAATCAGCATGCCTTGAACGTCGGCGTCAGCCATTTACTTTTCTCCAGGCGAAAAAAAACCGCACAACGCGGTTTGGGTAAATCGGTGTCTAGTCTTTTTTCCTGCCCATGGCCGCGACCCTGAATCCTATCCGGGCCTCCTTGGCCACGGCCTTTTTGTCGATCTTGTCCTTGTCCCCACCACCGCCGAAGGGGTTCGTGTCGATCAAGAACTGACGCTTCGAATCCCAGGCCATGACGATCTCAACGACGGGCGTGTTCCAAGCTTCGCTCGGCGACCACCCCAGCCAGCCGGTGGCTATGTTGAATAGCTCATCGACTACGCTGAGGTCGGGATCCCGCTTTACTCGTTTCCCGACTCGGCCTGCGCTTCCAGCTCGGCGTCACTTTTACCGGCAGGGTTCAAGAAACCTTTCAGGTACGGGATGACTTGGGCGCCGGCGCTATCGATCCCTTCCTCGAACACAGCTTCCTCGATTGGAGTGGCAGCATCTTTCTTGGCCAAATTTACGCCGGTACCGATCGCGACAATGAAGGCGATGGTAGACAGATTCGCAGTGCCCACCGATTGCATTGCAGGCAGGATGCCGCCAAAGCGACCTTCAATCGCTTTCATGGCTTTCAACGTAGGTTTCAGGGTGAAGACTTCGTCGCCGAGGGTGACTTCAACGGTGCCGTGGTTGGTCTTGGACATGGATATTTCTCTCTATCGAATGAAGAAGGGCTGACGCCGCAGGTTGCGGCGCCAGGTGACGCCGACCGATTAAGGCTCGATGACCTCGTACACTTCGGAGTTGATACCTAGGGTCACGGTGCGCTTGAGCACGCCCTCGACACTGATGCCGGTTTTCTTGTTGCTCATGACCTTGGCAGCCATGTAGTCAGTTTCACCGTCGACGTATACGACCTTGATCGGATAGTCATAACGGGAGCGATCCAAGAACGCTTCGACCAACTTGAGCTGGCCAGCATCACCAGCATCGAAGCCGATGGACAGCTCGACCGACCCAGCATCGGCCAGGCCTTTGAGATGCTTCGCTCGGCCTTCCGCCAAGCCGGCAAAACTCACATCGTTGATGGTGTCGCCGTAATCGCCGATGCTTTCCATTTCCCCGACTTCGACATAAATCAGGCCGGACAACAGGGTGATGGCGGCGGCATGATCTTTTGGCAGATCGGCAGTGAGGCGCGGACCGATGTAAATTCGCGTGCCAGCGCCGGTATTGATAGACATAAGCAGTCCTCCTGAGGACAGGTGATAAAGCCGCGTGGCGGCGTTGGTTCAGCGGTTTAGTGTTGGGTGATGATTCGCAGCGTGACGCTACCCATAAAGGTGACGCCGTCCGGCTCGCGGTTTGTTTGTTTGCGATCGACGCGGATCGAGACGACGCGCCCCGTGGTGAGTGGAAGCGGTCTTTCGTGAATGGCCGCATCGATCTCGGCCATCAGGCGCTTCACTTCTTCCTGTCCTTTGAAATCGGACCACACCGACAGGTAGAACAGCCGGATATCGCGCCGGCTGGCCAGCGGGTCGTCGTTGCTCGAGATCTCGTAGTCCAGGGAGACATATGGGAATGGCGCATCCATGGGCACGCTGTCGTAGATTGGGCACGACACCTCGGCGGTGAGCCGGTCGAAGAGCGCCACCTGCAAGGCAAACGATGGATCAGCCATTACCCAACTCCTCGGCCGCGCGCTTCAAAGTGTTGCTGACCGCATGCCTGATGCTGGCCAAGACAAACTCCTTGTTCACGTCGTAGGCCGGCCGAAGCCAAGGGTGCGCCGGGCGAGCCGGAATGTCCGGGTACTTACCGAAGAAATGAGAACCGTCGCTTTTGTTCTTTGTGTCTCGAGCCCCTAGCGCATTGCGTCGGCCGCCCATCTTCGACTTATCCCGACTGTTGGTGTGTTCGCCGCCCGGCTTACTTTTATCAGCTCGTCGGTACTTCTCACCGCTATAGCCCTTGGTGCCGTACTCTAGGAACTTCAGATAGAAGAACCGGCGATTATCCTTCTTGCCCCGCAAGCCGATCTGAGCATCCAAACCCGACTTACTCACGAAGGCTTCCAGCGCTTCCGCCGCCTGGCCGCTGTCGCGAGGCACCAGTTGCTTCATGGTGGCGAGCAGCTTGTCAGCGGCCTCCTGCATTGCTGGTTTCAGCTCGTTGTCCAGTTGCGTGTGGATGTTGCGCAGCGTCTTCCTCAGCTTGAAGTCGCCCGACATGCGAGATCTGCGAGCAGCCATGGCTTACTCCTTGGCGGTCGTCTTGGCCTTCACCGGCTTGGGCGCCGGCTCCTCGGCGACCGCGGGTTCATCGGTCGCCGCCTCCACCACGCGGCGAGCAATCAGTTCGTCACCCAATTGCGCATCGACAACAAAAACGTCGCCCGCAGTGCGGCGACCCATCGGGCCAGAGATACTGGCCAAGGCACGTACTTTCATGTGGATAACCTCTAAGGGTTGGTGACGCTCGAGCACAACAGCCTGAGCATGGCGGGGTCCCGATCCGGCAGCGCTGCTACGATCAGATAGGTGCCCCTGGGAGATGCGATACGCATTCCAGCGACTACGTCGGGGCGGTACCGGATTTTAATTTCTGCGGTGACTTTCGCCTCAAGGCGGTCCGCCACCGGGGAAGTGCTACCGCTGGGAGTGGCGATCTCTGCCCAGATTTTGTCAACCTCTACCCAGACGGCCTCGCGACCGCCACCCGGGCGTTTAAGATCTTGAGACTGCATCAAGGAGCAGCGTTTGTTCATCGGGCCGGCTCTCATCAGAAGCGCTTCCTGTACCAGAGCAACCGTTCCACCGCGAGCGGCACGGCGGTTGAGATAGTCCCGATCACCACGGCCTCGCGGTTGGCGTACCAGTGCCCAACGAGCAGCAGTACCGCCTGCTCGACGTCCGGGGTGAACGCCATTTGCTCAGGACCGGTCGGCGCCGATTCGACGAGCTCGCGATCACAGTGCATGGCCACGTGCGCTTTCGCGGCTTCGAGGTAACCCGAAATGACCGCGTTCTCACCATCGCCATCGACCCGGAGATGCAGCTTTACGCGGTCAAGGTCGAGCATTTATTTGTTCTCGTTGGGCTTGGCGGATTTGTTGGCGGAGGGCTTCGCCTTCTCGACCAGGCCCTTCCCGATCAGTGTGTTTGCCAGTTCTTCGTCTTCGACGTCGAGAATCTGCCCGGCCTGAATACGGCCGCTGGCGGTTTTGAGCTTTTCAGGATCGCCTTCGAAGCCCCAAAGCACTTTCAATTCCATGGTGTTCTCCAACAAAAAAGGGGCCGTTAGGCCCCAAGGGATTGATCATTTTCCGATTCGAGTGGCTTACGCAGCCAGCGCGAAGCGACCTTTCACGAAGGCGAACTTCTTGCGAACAGCCAGGCCAAGACGCTCTTCCACCAGGATGGCGCGCTGGTTCTTGATGAAGTCGTCGTTGATCATGCCGACCTTAATGGTGAAGCCCATACGGTCGTAGATCCGTGCGCCCTGCTGGAACGAGCCGGTCAAGAACTCGCCACCAGTGGTTTCGCCATCGCCCTCGTCCATGCTGTCGGAGGCAACGACTGGGCGACCCCACAGCACCGGGGTGACCAGACCTTGCAGATTGGCGAACAGGTAGCGGTTTTCGCCGTCCTTCTGCAGCTCGATGTTCATCCAATC